TCTAATTCTTCTGCGGTTACAACAGTTATTGGACTTAGTTTAACCAACACTAGTTCAGAAGTAACATTAGCAACAATTCAATTGCAAGATACACTGGCAGGTACAACAGCTTACTACATTAGTAATGCAGCAATTCCTGCTTATCAAAGTTTACGAGTAGTTTCAAACGGTGAAAAATTAGTTTTAGGAAATAGTAATAATGTTTTTATTACTTCTAGTATTCCAAACACATTAGATTTAGTAATGAGTTGGGTAGAAATAAGTTAAGGAGAATAACATGGCATATGTAGGTCAAATAGATCCCAATCAAATTATTGGCAGTAAGCCAAGATTTTTCTATGGTTTAAGAAGAACAGATGCCGGTGATTTATATATTCAGAAAATTGATACTATCTACGCAACAGATACAGCATTTATAAACAATGCAGGTGATCAAACACAAAATTATCTTTTGCTAGATGAAGGAGTAGATTTCTTCGAAGGCAGAGATGTTTATCATAATATTGTCTATCCAAATTTAAATTACGAACAATACAGATGGGATGAAGTAAGTATTAATTATTATATAGATTCTGCAGGAGAACTTGTGGCTAGGATCAATCAAACTTATTCATATCCAGCATCAAATCAAGCATAAAGGTATCAGACAATGACTCAATTTAGAATAGACCGTCTTAGATTTACTTGGAAAGGCAATTGGACTGGCGCAACAGTTTACAACAAAGATGATATTGTCCGTTATGGTGGTAAAGCCTATGTTTGTCTAGTAGGACATACTAGTACGGCTGTAACTCAAACTTTATTAACTGGTCAAGAAATAATTACTGGATTCTATACAGATTTAAATCAAATTAACACCAATGTAACTCCTAATGTGCCAAATCCTTATTGGACATTATGGATCGATGGTTATAGTTGGCAAGGTGTGTGGGTAAACAACACATTGTATAATGCCGGAGATGTTGTCAGCTATAACGGCACAATTTATATTTGTAATACTCCTCATGTGAGTGTACCAAGTAACTTATCTTTATTACTTAGTTCTTGTGTGCCCGGTTCTCCGACTACTGGTTCAGTTACTTACAATTTTACGCCACAAAGCATAACTCCATTCCTAGTAGGATCTAACGTAACTGTTGCAGGATTTTCAACTTCAGGTTTTAATGGAACATTTGCAGTTACAGCTAGTACTTTATCTAGTGTAACTGTTAGCAATAGTACAACAGGATCATCGTCGTCAGTATCGGCAACCATTGCTGGACAGATTCAGTTAGGGCTTGAATACAATCAAAGCTATTGGTCTTATTATGAAATTAATGATTACTGGATTGGTGTATGGACCACTGGTTACAGATATAAAGTAGATGATATAGTAAAATATGGCGGAACTATATATCGTGCAACCGCTGCACATGTTAGTAGCAACTTGTTAGAAACAGATATTGCCAACTGGCAAGTAGTAATTTATTCAGATAAGTGGACTACAGATTGGACTTTGAACACACATTATCGAGTAAACGATGTAGTTAGATACGGAGGTATAGTTTATCGTTGTCTAACTGCACATAATAGTGCATCTACTAATAACGATCCTAGCATTGCACCACCAGGCATTCCAGGCGGACTTGAAGCAAATCGATCTAATTGGCAAGTGGTTATTAGCGGTACTGAGTATAAATCCTTATGGTCGTCAAATTTCAGGTATAAACTAAATGATACAGTAAAATATGGTGCTAATATATATCAAGCCACAATAGGACATCAATCTGGATCACTGTTTGACATTGGTAAATGGTCGTTATATTTGCCAGGACAAGAATATAGAAATTCTTGGAATGGAAGTATATACTATGTTTTAGGAGATGTAGTAGATTATGGTGGTAATAGTTATGTAGCTATTGCAAATAATCTAAATCAAGATCCTAGCACCAGTTCTCTTTCATGGTCATTACTGACCATTGGTTATTTGATTGTAGGAGAATGGAATAATACCTCTAGTTATCAGCCTGGAGATGTAGTAAGAAGACATGGTAATTTATATGTTGCTATAACAGACAGTGCGGCTTTTGATCCAAACACAACACCTAATTCTGCATGGACTTTGATTGTTTCAGGAACACAGTGGCAGAATCGTTGGGCGCCAGCTACTCAGTATGATGTAGGCGACATAGTAACATACTTAGCAACCAGTTATGTATGTATTCTTCAGCATACTTCAACATCGGGCGGTGGCGGAAATAGTCCTATTGCCGATATTAGTCAAACTTATTGGAATGTTTTTGTTCAAGGTGATCATTTTGAAGTATTGGCTAACTTAGGTGATATAACAACTTATAATACAGTTACCAAACAGACAGCAGTACCAATAGGTTCAGTAGGAAATGTATTAAAATCAAATGGCATACAACCTTATTGGCAAGCCTTTGGTCAAGTAAACGATGTATACTATGTTTCTGCTACCACAGGTGTTGATGCTCCAGGGTATGGTCTTACATTAAATGCTCCTTTTGCTACAGTCGCCTATGCATGCAACTATGTTCAAAATGGTGCTTATTATCAAAATACAGCTTATCTCTTGAGTTCTAATAAGCAATGGATGATTGCTGAAATGTACAATTGGATGGTTTACGAAAAAACTAACAGCATCAGTCCGTTTAGCCCAACATCATCTTATGATCAATACAAGACTCAGCGAGATGCTGAATATATAATTGACAGTATAATCTATGATATAACTAGAGGAGGTAATAGTCAGACTGTGGCGTCTGCTTTATCTTTTTTTATTCCAGGAACAAATACTTTTTTAACAACAAATATTGCTAGCGAAATTCAATTTTTTACAGCTTCTTTATCAGAACTGGCAAATCTTATGCAGAATGCTATAACTAACACAGCTCCGACTTATAGTTATCAAGCATTAACTGGTTTAACAAGCGCTTATTCTGTTACAGTTACTGGCGCTAGCGGAAATGGTTCCACAGCTACATTAACTTTTGGTACTCAAACAAATATTCCTTTTACCATAGGTGAAAGTATTTTGATTTCTAGTATAAGTCCAACCGTATATAATGGCACATTTACTGTAACTTCAGTTAGTCCTACCAGCGTAAGTTTTTCTTCAACAGCCACAGCTGCATACAATAGTGGAGGATCGATAGTTGGATCTGCACTAGTTCAAAATATAGACGGAACGAGGCCAGCTGAAAATGGTGCAACTGTGGTAGTAAGTTCCTTAATGAATATAATTATTACAGCATTGACTAATCAAAGTACAGCATCGCTTCCTCCTACTAACACAGGAGTAACTAGCACTATCAATATTAAAGATGGTACTTACAATGAAATAATACCAATAATAGTTCCAGAAAATACAGCTCTTGTCGGTGATGAGTTAAGAGGCACTATAGTACAGCCTTCACAGACTTCTGCTACTTTTACAGGAAGCATAAGCGGAAGCACTTTAACTGTTACAGGACCAGTAACTGGCACAATTGTGATAGGGATGTGGGTATCAGCTTCTACCATGTATTACCCAACACAAATCACAAGTTTTGTAAGCGGAATAAGTGGCGGTGCAGGATTATATACAGTTAATTTAAGTCAAACAATCAGTACAATTTCGATGACAGCAGGATATATTACTGGGAACATGTTCTATTGTCGAAACGGTAGCGGAATTAGGAATATGACTCTCAGCGGTTTAACTGGTTCATTAGGTCCGTTGAATACTTATCTAACAGGAAGACCAACTGCCGGTGCTTATGTGAGTTTAGATCCAGGTTTTGGACCTCAAGATACTAGTGCATGGATTTTTCGAAAAAGCCCTTATGTACAGAATGTAACTACATTTGGTTCTGGTTGTGCGGGTTTAAAAATTGATGGATCATTACATGCTGGAGGAAACAAATCTATTGTTGCTAATGATTTTACTCAAGTGTTAAGTGATGGTATCGGTGTATGGGCTACTGGATCAGGCGCATTGACTGAATGTGTTAGCGTGTTTACCTACTACAACCATGCAGGATATTTGTCAGAATTAGGTGGCAAAATTCGAGCGACAAATGGTAATAATTCTTACGGAACATATGGTAGTGTTGCAGAAGGATATGATATTTTAGAAGTTCCTCTGACAGGTACAGTTAACAATGAGTATTACCCAGCACAAGTTGTTTCTGCATTTGCTGGGCAAGCACAGAATAAAATTCTTTTATTAGAATTTAGTAATTGTGGAGAAACTTATACAAATGCCAGTATAGCATTTAGCGGCGCTGGTACTGGAGCATCGGTTGTAGTATCAGAGTTTAGAGATAATGCTATATTTGAAGCGCATCTTACTGGAGCAAGCGCAGGGCTTGGCGGATCTGGATATATTACAGCAGGAAATCAAGCTCAAGGCGGAAATACAACAACAATTGTAATTGCGCAGAATGATCCTAATACTATTACCAACTATCAAGGCATGCGTATTATAATTGTTAGTGGAACTGGTGTTGGACAATATGGATATATAAATGCTTATAATACAACTAGTAAAACTATAACAGTTTTTACAGAAAGTTCAGGTGTAGCAGGTTGGGATCATGTTATTCCGGGATATCCGATAGCATCTTTATTAGATTCTACAACTCAATACAGTATCGAACCGAGACCACAATTTTCTAATCCTCCATTTGTTCCAAACTCAACAGTGTTGCCAGCAGCCGGTATATGGATTAGTACAGCATACGGTAACGGAATATTTGTAACTATCGACGGATCAGGATTAAGTGCTTACAGTTCAAACGGAATAGCTTGGAGTCCAGGATCTATATTGCCAGTTGGAACTTATACTTCACTAGCTTATGGTTCTGTCCCAAATCTATTTGTAGCAGTTACTGGAGGATTAGGCGGAGCCTCTACAACCGCTGCTTACAGTTCAAATGGATCAACATGGTCGTCAGCTGTGCTACCAGTTAGTGCGGTATGGAATAGTGTAACTTATGGTAATGGTTATTTTGTTGCTATAGGAACTAGTGCATATTTAGGTTCAGGAAACTCTGTCGCAGTAAGTACCAATGGAACCACATGGACAAGCGGAGGAAATTTACCCAGCAGCCAACAATGGTCTAGTGTAGCATACGGCTTAGTAACCAATACATTTGTTGCTGTGTCTACCGGAACATCTAATACAGCTGCTTACAGTACAAATAATGGTGTTACTTGGACAGCTACTACGCTACCCAATACAGCCAATTGGGTAGGAGTAACCTACGGCAATAACAGATTTGTAGCGGTGAGCAGTTCTTCTTTGTATTCTGCCTATAGTCTCGACGGGATAACTTGGTCTGCATCTAACGGGCTGCCAAGTACAGCTCAATGGACAGCAGTGTCTTATGGGCAGGGACTATTTATGACCATAGCCTACAGCAGTAGTTCTGCCGCTACTAGTCAAGACGGAATTAATTGGGTATCTCGATCTGTATCGACAAGTGCAAATTGGACTAGTTTAGCTTTTGGAAATCCGGCTATCAGCGGAAATGTGACACCTACTTGGGTAGCAGTATCAACTACTGGTTCTAGTGTAGGATTAAATATATCTGCAGGTGCTACTGCAATGGGTAGAATTGTAGTCACTGGCAGTGCAATTACCCTAGTAAAAATATGGGATCCTGGTTCTGGTTACACCAGTGTGCCTTCAATTACTATTACTGATCCCAATGTGTTAATCAATGGAGGATCTAATGCTAATATTGTCTGTAGATTAGGCAAAGGAGTTTTATGTCAGCCTACATGGGTTAATAGAGGACAAAATTATCAAACAACTACCACAGTTGTCACAGTTTCGGGTAATGGTTATGCAGATATCTACCAAGGTACTGATGGATTTTTAATAGCACAAGGTATAACGGTTCAACCTACACCGGGAGCTAATCTAGTAATATCTGGTATAGTTTTTCAATACAGTATTACAGCAATTGTTCCTTTAGGAGGAACAACATATAAATTTACATTAAGTGTAAATTTAGACAACGCTCAAACTCCGTTGCATGGAACCACTATAACCATTCGTTTGAAGTATAGTCAAGTTCGTTTAACTGGACATGATTTTTTATACATTGGTACAGGTAATTTTAATAATACCAATTATCCCAATGTTCCAATTCAAAATGCCTTACAAAATCAGCAAGTACAATATAATAATGCTGGTCGTGTATTTGTTATGTCTACAGATCAAGATGGTAATTTTAAAGTTGGTAATTTATTTGGAGTTCAACAAGCCACTGGTATCGTTACGATTAGTGCTAGTTTATTTAATTTAAGCGGAGTAACGGCATTGAGTTTAGGAGGTGTATCTGTTGGCCAAAATGCCGTTATCATAACTCAGTTCTCAACAGACAGCTATTTTATAGCAAACAGTGATGCAATAATTCCAACCCAAAGAGCGATTAAAAGCTATATTGCTAGAGCTGTAAGTACTGGAGGTGCTAACGCCGCGGCTGGCACAGTAATTGCTGGCCTAGTGGGCATTGGAAACAAAGGTATTAATCAAGCCGTCATTTATAATACTGCGGGTACTCAGATTAGAGTTTTAAATAAAATAAATTTTACAGGACAAGGTAATGGCGTCCCTACCGGAACAGACGGTAATATGCTTGCAATGTCATACTTCGCAAACAGCTTTGGTGGTGGTGGCGGAGCTACCGGTTAAGAATATAAATATATCATAGGAATATTAAAATGGCAGAATTTAAACTTGGAAGATTACGATTTGTATGGCAAGGCGCTTGGACCACTGGTACAGCTTATGTTAAAGATGATGTAGTAAGAAATGGCGGAAAAACTTATGTTTGTGTTATAGGACATACAGCTTCTTCTGCATTCGGAACTGACTTTTCAGCAATACCTTCTAAATGGAACCAAGTAGCCGATGGCTCGACATGGACTGGAAACTGGTCTACAAACACTGTTTACAATTTAAATGATTTAGTCAAGTACAATGGTTATGTGTATATTTGTAATACAGCACATACTAGTAATGCCAGCGCAAGTTCAGGTGCAAGTCCTGAAACAACAGCAGGATTAGAAGCTGACCAATCTAATTGGACTGTTTTTGCTGCCAGTTTCAATTACACAGGTGCGTGGGGATATAATACTAGATATAAAGTCGGTGATGTTGTTAAATATGGAGCTGAAACTTATGTTTGTAATACTGGACATACCAGTACACCGACATTAGAAACTTTGTCAATTAGTTCAGCAACTACTAATGCCGGATCCGGAACTGCGACTTTAACATTTGCTTCAGCTCAGTCAGCAATTCCTTACGCCGTAGGATCGACTATTACAGTATCAGGCTTTGCAACTACTCAATTTAATGGCTCATATACTATTACTGCAGTTACAAACACCACAGTAAGTTATAGCCTAGTAGGCAATTATACCGGTACTACTGGTTCGGTTGTTAGTAATAGCCTACTTGGTTTAGAAGCTGATCAATCTAAATGGACTGTATTTACAGATGGATTTAATTGGCAAACAGCTTGGTTACCAACAACACATTATAAAATAAATGATGTAGTAACTTATGGTGGTTTGGTCTATGTTTGTAATACAGCACATATTAGCGCCAGTACTGCCACATTAGGATTAGAAAACGATCAATCTAAATGGGACTATTTCCATAAAGGATTTAACTATCTCGGCAATTGGAACAGTGCCAGCGTAAGATACAAAATAAATGATGTTGTGGTATATGGTGGTGATACTTTTATTTGTATAAATCCACATACTAGTTATAGCACATTTGTTGCAAGTAACTGGTCAAGATTTGTAGAAGGTTTAACTTATTTTAACACATGGAATAATTCTACCACTTATGCCGTAGGCGATATCGTAGCTTACGGTGGTTATACCTATATAGCTGGCAGTGTCAATATTGGAGTTACTCCGTCAACTGATGCTGCTAGCCCAACAACATTGACTATAACTGGTGCTACTAGCACTGCAAGTGTTGTAACTTTGACCGTTTCTAGTGGCGGTACTAGTTTTCAAAGTGGACAAACTATAACTGTTACAGGCATGACACCTTCTACATATAACGGACAGTATGTAGTTACAGGTACACCAACAGGTACATCTATTCAATACTTGATTGAAAACGGTCCTCTAGGATCAGCATCTGTATTTGGAAGTATATCAAGTAATAATTGGATGTTGTTTACAACTGGATTTAAATTAATAGGCGATTGGTCAGCTAGTCAAAGTTATCAAGTAGGTAATGTTGTTAGAAATGGCGGATATACTTATGTTGCGCTAGTAGATCACACTTCTAGCACTGGTAATCGACCTCCAAATAATACCTATTGGAGTAGATTAAACAGCGGTATTCGCTTTAATGCTCCAGGGCTATCATTTAGTTCTTTGAGTACGACAAATGTTTCAGTGACTAACGGATCTGCAGCAGGAGCTGTGTTCTCAGTAACAACCTCAGGTACAGTTTATAATGTAACAAAAACTTCCAGCGGATCTAATTATACAGCTGGAGATGTAATTAAAATTTTAGGATCTAGCCTAGGAGGCATTAGTCCATTTAATGATATTACCATCACGGTTAGTACTGTTTCAACTGGAGCTATATCTGCTTTTACTACTAGTGGATTTGCAGTAACCTGGGCGTCAGGAACGTTATATGTTGCTGGTGATATTACCGTATATGGACCAAATAGTTATATTTGTATTTTAGCACACACTGGTGCATCAGGTAATAGTCCTGCAAATGACTTAACAGGCACATATTGGAACTTAATTGCTGCAGGAGCCAGTACTAGTATTTTAACCACGCAAGGTGATATAGCATATTTTGGCCCAGGAGGTGCAACTCGTTTACCGATTGGCGCAACAGGGCAAGTTTTAAAAGTTAACTCATCAGGCTTACCTAGCTGGGGATATTTTGGCTTAATCAATAATGTATATTATGTTAGTAATACAAATGGAGTGGATAGCCCTGCTCCTAGTTATGGTACTACATTAGATCGCCCTTGGAAAACAATTGCTTATGCTGCTAAACAGGTGTTTAACGGCTTACAAAATCCTAATGCAACTTACCTATTGACCAAAAACAAAAATTGGGCTGTAGCAGAAATGTATAATTGGATGATCTACGAAAAAACTAATAGTGTATCTCCTTTTAATCCATCGTCTGCATATGATCAATATAAGACTCAAAGAGATGCCGGATACATTGTAGATTCTTTAATATATGATATTTCTAGAGGCGGTAATAGTCAGACTGTAGCTGCCGCGCTAGCATTTTTCCAACAAGGCAGCACAAATATCTACTATAATGCAAACATAGCAGCTCAAGTATCCTTCTATATAGCGGCATTATCAAAACTATCAAGTTTGTTAACAAGCAATGTTTTGGCAAATACAGCTCCGGGAACCATATATCAGAACACATCAGGCGGTAGCGGTGGAGTAACTAGCTTAGGTATAACTGGTGCAAGCGGGCTCAACGGTGAAGTAACTTATACATTTGCCTCACAAACAAACAGTCCATTTGTAATTGGCGAAACCATAACTGTTTCAGGCGTAAGTCCTAGTAGTTATAATGGCAGTTATAAAGTTATTGCTCTAAGTCAGACCAGTGTGGTGGTTGCCAGTTCAAATACAGCAACTTATAGTAGTGGAGGAACTATAGCAGGTTCTGTAATTAGCCAAGTTATTGATGCAAATTACACAGCTGAAACTGGCGCATCAACTTTAGTCAGTTCGTTAATGTCTATAATTACTACAGCACTAACAAATCAAAGCACAACAGCGATTCCAGCACCAAATTCAGGAGTCACTAGTACAATCTTTATTAAAAATGGCACCTATAATGAAATTTTACCAATTACAGTGCCAGAAAATACTGCGTTAGTCGGCGATGAACTTAGAGGAGTTGTTGTACAACCTTTCTCTACAGCAGGATCATCTACCGGAGGAGCGGCAATTAGCAACACTACTCTGACTATTACCAGTATTGATAATATTTTAACAAGTCAAACTATTTCAGCAACTACTTCAGGCGCATATGGAACCACTAGTTCTGGTGGCGTAGTTACTGTAGCCACTACTGCAGGACTGAATACAGGACATGTATTTGTTGTAACTGGCACTGGTGGCGGCGGCCTTTCTGCTGGTGTTTACTGGGTAGGTCAATTGCTGACAGCTACCACATTAACACTATCTAGCACATATGCTAATGCGTTGGCAGGTTCTTACATAAGTTTTACAACTTCAAGCCCTACAAGCACTACATTTACAGCTTATGGACAATTTTTAGTAGGATCTTTTATCAGCGGTGGTATAATAACTGCTCCTATTCAAATTACATCTCAGCTGACTGGCGCCAGTGGTAGCAGCAATACAAGTCAAACATTTAATGGTACTAGTGGATCTTACAATATAACTTTAAGTTCAGCTAATTCTAATATTCAACCAGGTTATTTTATATCAGGAAATGGTTCAGCTATTTCTGGTATTCCTGCTAATACATTTGTTACAGCTGTCAACGGAACTACAGTGACACTTAGTAATGAATTAACCAATTCTTTTACCGGATTTTCTACCACTGCATATTTCTTTATTCCTGGTTTAACTGGAACTTACAGCATTTATTCTACAACTCCTTCGATGAATATTCTAACTGGTTCTAGTTTAACAATTACAGCAGGGTATGTATCAGGCAATATGTTCTATACCAGAAACGGTTCAGGCATAAGAAATATGACTTTGTACGGTTTAACTGGAAAAGTAGGCATACCATTAGTGACAGCTACTGGAAATATTACAGCAACAGCAGTAGGAACTTTTGGTACATCCGGTACAGGCGGTGTGGCCACAATTACTAGTACAACTGGTTTAGCTGTAGGAAATACATTTACAGTTACTGGTACAGGTGGAGGCGGTATTTCTGCTACAACTTATTATGTTGGGCAAGTTTTAACTGTAACTACTTTAACATTGTCTAGCTCGTATGATAATGCACTTTCAGGAAAATATATTACATTATCAACAGCCAGCCTAACTGGCACTGCTTACTCTGCAAGTTATGGTACAAGCCGACCAACTGCAGGAGCATATGTTAGTCTAGACCCTGGTACAGGTCCTCAAGATACCAGTGCATGGATTATTAGAAAAAGTCCGTATGTTCAAAATGTAACAACTTTTGGAACAGGATGTGTCGGATTAAAAATTGATGGAACACTACATCAGGGCGGTAATCATAGTATTGTCTGTAATGACTTTACACAAGTATTAAGTGATGGTATCGGTGTATGGTGCTACGGACCAGGGTCACTGACCGAATGTGTTAGTGTATTCAGTTATTATAATCAAATCGGTTATCTAGCAGAAGCTGGTGGTAAAATCCGAGCTACAAATGGAAATAGCTCATACGGTAGTTATGGAGTAGTTGCAGAAGGGTACGATGCAACTGAAATACCAATTACAGCTCAAGTTAACAACAGATACACTGGCCCTATTATTTCCAACGTGGTCACTGATGCTTTAAACAAAATTTATCGAGTAGAATTTGCAACTGCAGGTAGTCAAGCCAATTCAGGAACATTTGCTTTTGCCAGTAGCACCGGTTATGGTGCCACTACGGTAGCTAATGAATTTCGTGACAATGCTGTATTTGAGACTCGATGGTTGACAGGTGGCTTGAATTACATGACGGCTGCAAATACTGGACAAAATGGTACAAACGCTCAGTTTACAATTGCGGCCACTGACTTAAATGTTAGTAGTGCATATTTAGGTTTACGACTGTATCTTACAGGTGGAACTGGTGTGGGACAATATGGCTTTATAGCAAATTATAACAATGGTAGTAAACTTGCATTATTAGCTAAAGAAAGTTTTGGTACACAAACTATTACAGCAACAACTAATGGCACAGCCAGTGCAACTGGTGTTTTGTTAGCAGTAGGAATTCCAAATATTCCAGGCGCTTTTGTTCCTACTGGTACAATTACTAACACATTCAATGTTGGCATGATTTTAACCAGCACAGGTGCAATTACAGCAGGAACATACATTACAGCTATTACAACAGGATCAATTGGTACTTCAGCTTTAGCTAGTACAACACTGAGCACCACTGGTACTATAGGGTCTATAACCGGTACAGGTCCTTGGACAGCAACAATCACTGGCATGAGTTCAACTAGTAGTTTTATTGTTGGTATGCCACTAACTGCTACTACAGGTTCTGGTACACTGTATGGCGGAAGTCCAACAAGTGTGTTAGTGAAAAGTATAGTTAGTCAAACTAGCATTACCTACACAGTTACTGGGGGATCTACTCCAACTGCTGGTACTGTAACTAACATATCGAGCACATTGTTATCAGCATCAGTATCCGCAAGCAATCTTGCAATTGGCGGATTGCTAGTGGGTGGTAGTGTAACAGCTGGAACTTACATTACTGGACAGATAAATGCTACAGGATCTACTGCTTTAGCAACTTGCACAGTAACTGGCACAAACGGACAAAATACTTTGACTTTAACCAGTTTTACAGTTGGATCATTATATACTGTTTCGACAGGACAATTTATTCTTCCTATCTCTGGACTGCCAGCCGCTACTTATGTGACAGCAATTAACATATATACAGGCGTAATCACTATAAGTCAGAATCTAGTTGGAGCTGTTTCAGGCTCTACTAGTTTTTATACAGCTGGCGGTTTAGGTACTTATGGTTTGAATCAAGGCGGATCAGGAACACCAACTAGTACTTCAAATTATACAATCAGTGTTAGTCAAACACAGTCAAGTGCTACAATAACTGGTACACAAAATACACTTACTGTAGGTAGTACAGCTGGCATCTATAACGGAATGCCTATCTATCTAGCAGCAACTGTAGGATCAAATTTAGCACCTGCCACATTATACTATGCTATGGCAGTGGTGCCAAATAGCACTATACTCAGTGTGGGATCGACTAATACTGCTACAAGCGCTCTTACAGTAACCAGCACCGGTTCGGTATCAATTGGATTATATGCAGCAGGCTTTGACCATGTTCTTCCAGGAACTGCTATATCAAGTAATTTAGATACGACTACAACTTATATCATCGAACCTCGATGTTTATTAACTGGTCCAGGGTTTACTACTGTTACTGGTACACAAACCAGTGCTGCATGGATCGATTGTGCATATGGCGATATAAATGCTACTTATAGTTCGGTGAGCGCAACAGGTGGCACTGGTACACTAGCTACATTTTCTGTAGTAAGAACAGGTATTGCTTATGTTGTAACTTTAGTAAGCGGTGGCCAAAATTATGTAATTGGCGATACATTGACTTTAGCAGGTACAAGTTTAGGAGGCACTAGCACTAATAATATCACAATTACTGTTACTAATACAACAACAACTACAAATAGTGGTGTTATTAATAATTTTACCTATACTGGACAAGGTCAAGGCGGTAATTATGTTGCTATAGCAACTGGTGCAACAACTTCTCAATATAGTACTAATGGTACTACATGGACAGCTGGAGGCGCTTTGCCTGCAGCCAGTAATTGGACCAGTATTGCATCTGGAGTAATTAGCGGAACGACTACATGGGTAGCTGTACAAAATGGATCTAATAATTCTGCAGTCAGTACAAATGGCGGAGTAACATGGAGTGCTGGCAGTACCCTTGGGGCTAGTGTAAATTGGTCAAGTGTTGCATACGGAAATGGTTATTTTGCAGCCATTCAATATGGCGGAACTAATTTAGTTTACAGTAATAATCCTAGTTCTAGCTGGTCATCTAGTTCTGGTGGCCTACCATCTAGTTTAAATTGGACCAGTATTGCATATGGAAATGGCACATGGGTAGCCATAGCAACAGGCACTACCAGCAGCGCATACAGTACTTCTACTAATGCATCAGTATGGACAGCAAGCAATGGATTGCCAAGCGCTTTAGCATGGAACAGTGTAACATTTGGTAAGGGTAAATTTGTAGCTGTAGCAAGTGAATCTACTACAACAGCTTATAGTTTTGATGGCATAACATGGTATGCTAGCGTATTTCCTTTACCAACAGTTCAAAATTGGACTCGTGTTCGTTACGGTCAAGGTTTATTCTTTGCAACATCTGCCGATACAACTACTGTAGGAGCCACATCAGAAGATGGATTGTTGTGGACAACAAGAACAATGCCACTAAGTGTCGGCGGAAATAATGTATTGGCATTTGGCAATCCTAATAGTGTACCTTTATGGGTTACTTTACCATACAACAGCACTAGTTTTGCAAGTATAACTACTGGTTGTACAGCACAAGCTAGAGCTGCAGTAGCTTCTACTACTATAACATCATTTAGAGTTTGGGAACCAGGTAGCGGATATGCTAGCGCTCCTACTATGACTATAACGGATCCAAATCAAACTGTTTCAGCAACATGGACTGTAAGAACTGGTACTGGGGCCATAGCAAATCCAACTTATACTAATAGAGGCACTAGCTATGCTACAGCAAGTGCAAGCGTTACTACAAATGGTTATGCTGATATCTATCAACCATCTACTATTGTAAATGTGTCTGGAATTTATACAGTTCCTACAGCAGGATCCAATGTAATATTTGCCAACAATAGCACAGTATACAAACTAGTGCAGATTAACAATTTAGTTGGCACAGGTGGTGGCCTTTATCCTTACACAGCAACTTTCCAGATTAATCCAAGTCTAACAACTAGTAATGCTCCTATCAATGGAGCTGCTATTTCAATTAGATTAAAATATAGCCAAGTTCGATTAACAGGACATGATTTCTTAAATGTTGGAACTGGTAATTTTTCTAATACTAATTATCCAGGAATACCGTTAATTAATCCTGACAGCAATTATCAAACTGTAAGCAATAATGGTGGTCGTACATTCTTTACAAGTACTGACCAAGACGGTAATTTTAATGTAGGTAATTTGTTTAGTGTACAACAGGCTACAGGTGTTACTACCCTAAATGCTAGTGCATTTAATGTATCTGGATTAAACAGTTTAACAATTGGTTCAGTAAGTTTAGGTACAAATAGTGCTACGATTAGCAGTTTTTCTACCGATCCTTACTTTACAGCAAATAGTGACAACATTTTACCAACTCAAAAAGCTATTAAATCATATATTACAAGCCAAATTGGTGGTGGTGGTGGCACTTTGATTGTAAATACACTAACAGCTGGTATAATTTATGTTGCAGGCAACACTATTAGCACCACAACAGGCGGGCAAATTAAAGTAGCAAACAAAATGTATTTTGTAGGCGGCATTGATGGAAGTCCGCTAGCTATGAACTTTTTATTATTAAATTAACGGAGATAAAATATGGCAACAGGAAGATTAGGCATTGTAGATATTCCAGTAGCAGCAACAGATACACTACTGTATACAGCACCTGCTGGGTATTTTACAGTGGCCACTGTTAGCGTAGCAAATAGAAGTAATAGTCCTGTGACCATTCGTATGGCTATCAGCACAAGTTCTAGTACAATGGCTTCAAATGAATACATAGAATATGAAACAGAAATTTTATCGCATGGAGTGTTAGAGCGCACTGGACTTGTGATAAACGCTGGATATTCTATATTGGTTAGATCTAGCGCATTGCTGGTAAATTTTGTAGCTTACGGAATTGAAACTTCAACAACTTAAAACGGAGATAAAATATGGCAACAGGAAGATTAGGAGCAGTAGATCTTGGCTCAGCAGCAACGGATACTTTGCTTTACACAGCTCCGGCAGGGACTTTTACAGTAGCCAGTGTAAGTATTGTTAATAGGACAAATTCAGATTCAACTGTTAGATTAGGGCTGTGCGCCAGCAGTTCGACAATTGCTACAGGTGAATTTTTAGAGTATGAAACAGAATTACTACCACATGGAGTGTTGGAACGAACTGGAATTGTGGTTAATGCTGGTTATAGCTTACTTTTTAGGGGTAGCATTACTGGTATCAATGCTGTAGTATACGGAATTGAAACATCAACGACATAAATACAGTCATAAAGGAATAAAGATATGGGACGATATATTACAACAACAGGAACAGCTGGATCGGTTATTCGTTATAATGCCGGTGTCGCATATACTGCACTACCAAACGACAGAATTATTTGTACAGCTGGCGGGCAAACAATTACATTGCCGGCAACTTCGACTAGCTTAGACGGAGATACAGTTCAAATAATTGATGCTACTGGGGCGTTTAGTTCAAGCAATTGCACAGTTGCTCAAAATGGTGCTGCTTACATTGCCAATAACAATGGTAATTTAACATTAAACGTTAATTATTGTGCTGTTACACTAATCTATTCCAGTGCATATGGTTGGTTATTAGGCGGACATTAATATGGCAACATCTAGTCTGTCAGGTTTAATAATTCAAAATCCAACATCCGCGGCTGCTACCTATCGATTTAATCAAATAGCTGTGATGACTAGTGGTCATAACGATGACGGAGTCCAAAATGGTGGTGCTTGCTGTTGCTTCAAACCAAATAGCTGTACCACATATATAACATTTGAACTGTGGGGTGCTGGCGGAGATGGTGGTGGTGGATGCTGTTGTCAGGGCAATTATCGTTCACCGAACCCTGGGTTTTATGTCAAAAAAACAGTTAGCGGAAGTCTTTGCCCTTACTATAATGTCTGTTCAGCTGGTTCAGGATGTTGTTCCTGTGGTTGTTGCGGAACATGCGGATTTCCTAGTTTTGTAACAAATTCAGCAGGTTCAACTATTGCTTGTGCAGTAGGCGGTTCTGGTGGATGCACTGGGTGTTGGCATGGTATAGGTTGTAATCCCTGTACCGGCATTTGTCAGTATGCCTGCAATACTTTAATTTGTTGCGGACCTTCAGCATATGATATTGCTTTTCAAGGTACTTCTTTAGGTCAAATGGACAATTATTTCTGCGCTCAGTTTACAGTACAATTAGTTCAAGGTGCTATTAAATATCAACCAAATGCTAGACACAGTCTAGATCCTTGTTGCACCTCGATGACCATAGAGGGTTGTTGTAAATTTGGTAGCAGCGGCTCACAAGCTATACCGTGGCCAGGCGGTCCAGGAAATGCTGGTACAGGTTGCGGTGGCGGATGCTGTTGGGGTCAATGGGGATCTAGCGGACTAGTATTAATTACATACGGTTAAAAAGGATAAAAAATGGGTGATCAATCAAAAAATACCAAGGTATCTGTAACATTTACATATCCTGTTGCAGATTATTATTTGGCTCAAACTAATAGTAAAAATCTAACAGGCACTTGGACTTATACAGGTCCAGACAAAATTTGGATATTTGTAGATAATACTACAAAGAAAATTATCGGCAGATTCCACTATACTGAAGCAGATGACGGTGCAGATATTCCTACACCCGAAGGTCAAACTAAAGTTTTAGTAGATGCTAATGTAAATCCAGATATTGCCAGTTTGTGTCATGGAGAAATAGATTATGCTACATTGCCTCACGGACAAAAGACACATCCTGACGACAGCCAGTACTTATGGCCTGAACCAACTCCTCCAGATCATACATATGAATTAACAGAAATTCAATATGATGCAACTACTAATACATTTATTAAACCGTATCCTTGGAAAAAACCTCATATGACATGGGAAGAATTACTTACTTGGAGAAACGGTAATTTAGCAGGAACTGATGAATTGTATAACAAATCAAGTCCATCAGATAAAGCACACTGGGCAGCCTATAGGCAATGGATGAGAGATTTAACTGCTACACATCAAGCCAATGGAGTTAATCCTTGGGAGGTGATTCCTCCATTAAGACCAGATGAATTGCACAATGATAAATCTAATGCTGCCATTCCTCCAGTACTGTATACACCAGTTAAAAACCCACAGATTACCAGTACCACAGGCGTGTTTTCTTGTGATGCGTTAATCGTAGCACCAACTGTGGGTCAGCCTGTAAAGATTACAGGAACATTCAGCAGCGGTAGTATAACTGGATATACATCAGGTGCGACTTATTATGTTGTTGGTTCTCCTACAACTACAGCTTTCCAATTATCGTCAACAGCAGGCGGCGGACCAATTACCAGCACAGTCAGTACAGGTACCATTACTGGTATTGATATAAAATTGACAATTTTGGCTAGTGTTCGACCAGCAAACTAATAGGAAATATATAAATGGCATCGACTAATTTAGCAACATTATTTCCCGATAGTAGATTTACACAACCATTATCATACGGCAATCCATATAATGTAATTTACATTTATAATACCAGCACCAACGCGGCAAGTAACGGTGGACAATGCTGTTTATGGACAGTTCCGTCAGGCGCTACATGGGCTAAATTTGAAGTCTGGGGCGGCGGCGGCGGTGGTGGTGGCAGTTGTTGCTGTCAACAACAATGTTTCAGCGGCGGCTCGGGCAGCTATGCTAGAAAAACTATTCAAGTAGTTCCAACACAACAATATACAATCTGCGCTGGTGGTTCAACTGGTTGCAGTAGCAACTGTAATGGCGGTTGCGGATATGCTAGTTACGCTTGCAATGCGACAGCTAGTTATCCGTTGTGTTTGTGCGCTTCAGGTGGATTTTGCGGAGTAACTGGTTGTTTTTTCAGTAATAACAGTTGTGGCGCAGTAAGTTGTCAAGCGGGAAGTGCTTGTGGTTTTGATTTAGCAATTTGCGGACTAGTTTCAGGAGCAGGCGCATCTACTTGTGGATATATGAGTTGGGACTACGGTTCTGAGCCCACTTACATTGGCGCTGGGGTCAGGATGAGTTTGGACCAGTGCGGAAATACTTATGGAGACGCTCGCGGCGGATGCGCTAGTTTTCCGGGAGGCGGCGGATCAGGCGCTAGCGCTAACGGCGGTAACTGTTATCAAGGCGGTCACGGTGCGGGCGGACTTGTAATCATAACTTACAAATGATAGGAATATAATAATGGCAACTATTAATTTAGCAACGATAGCGTTCACAGTTCCCTCAACAACGATATTAACCACTAATACTCCTAAAGAATTCAGTGTTTGTAATACCAGTCCACAGTCGGCAGCTAATGGTGGATTCTGTTGTAATTTTGTAGCACCAGCTGGAACCACATGGATAACTTTTGAAATGTGGGGCGGAGGATCTGGTGGAGGTGGCGCATGCTGTTGCATGCAGTCAACTCAAGGAGGAGGTGCAGGATCATATGCTATAAAAACAATTAATTGCGGAACAACAGGCGGTCTAGCTGGTGCCAGTTATACAATTTGTGCTGCAGGTTCAGGCAACTGCGCTGGAGCATGCTATGGATGCGGAGGCTATACCAGTTATGTAAACGGTCCAGGATTGAGTAATTTTTGTGCACAGCCAGCTAGAAGTGGTGATACTCATTGTTTTGCTGGTGATGGGTATTACATTCCTTGTGTAATGTGTTTTTATTGCTGTGCCTGTGGCGGCGATATTAATATAAGCGGTGCTAACGGTTCAGCTTTAACTACTCAGTATTGTTTTTCATATTCTTATGGATATACAGCAGTAGCAGCTGCTACAGTTTCAGGTCCGGTAATCAACGGTGGACAATGTGGAACTGGCGGTGGAGCCAATGGAGTATATGGTTATGGCATTGTGCCAGGTGGCGGCGGACAAAATGCCACTAGTTATGGAGGCGGTTGCTGCTGGGGCGGATTCGGTAACCAAGGACAAGTTTCAGTAACATACGGATAAAAAATGAACAAAATTATTAGTCAAACATTTACTTATGATTTACCAGATGATTATTTGTTGACAACAAATAATTTGAAAAAAACAGGCACATGGACTTATAATGGCCCTGATAAAATTTGGGTATTTGTAAACAAAGAAACATTAAAATGGCAACAAGGTCATTTTCTTACCGAAGATGATGATGGTCCAGACTATCCAGCCCCGTTAGACTGTCATCTGGTCAAAGTAGATTGCACAACAAATCCCAAAATGTGCCATATATTTGGCGCAGACGCTAGCAGATATCATTATGATAAATTGTCAACAGCGGATGAAACATTAGCTGACGGTGCTGTTTACACTAGACCAGATCCTCCACCACCTGATCACACACATGATCACGAGACTGTAACATATGATCCTGCAACAGATACATGGTCCACACCATGGAGGGAACCTCATGTAACTTGGAATCATATTAGAGGATGGAGGAATGGTATACTATCATCTACAGATCATATAGCCACAGCCGATGATATTCCTTCAGCCACAAAAACTGCTTGGCAAACTTACAGACAAAAACTTAGAGATTTACCTCAAGTTCATGGTGCAACTAACATGCTCAAAACAATCGATTTGACTGCAGCATCTCCTACTAATACACAAGGTCAAACGATCATTCAACTTACAGATGCTACTGGTATCACTGTAGGAATGGATGTAGGCATTACTACTTTTGGTTGTCCAGACATTTTTGCTAGTCATACAACTGTTGTAAGTATTTCTAGCAATCAAATTACGCTGAGTTCCGCACTAGTAGCTACCCCTTTAAGTATAAATGGCAATGCAGCCATAACTTTTAGTCCGGCTCCAACTACACATCCTTGGAAGGTCCAACCTTACGATGATCCTAATGGCATATACGGTACAAATAAACCCACTACTACCGATCCGTTATTTGACCCAGATCCTAATCATCCATAAAAAAAGCAGCTTACGCTGCTTTTTTTTAGGTATTACTGATTTTAATTAATTTACCATATTCTGGTAAGTACAAATATTCAATACTGCATCGACTTAGGGTATCTAGCGCATCATCTAATGTCTCCACTAATGGATCGCCACCTAAGTTAAAACTGGTATTAAACAAAATTGGTACTCCTGTCTGATTATAAAATTCAGATATAAGTGCATAAAAATGTTTATTTTGTTCTTCAGTAACAGTTTGAATCCTACAAGTTCCGTCCACATGGATAATACTAGGTATTTTTTCAGCAACCCCTTCTTTACAGTTTACAGCATACATCATATAAGGACTGTCTTTCATTCCTCTAAGATCAAACCACTCGTGGACATGATCCTGAAGTATACTGCCTGCAAATGGTCTAAAATACTCACGATGTTTTACACTATTTACAAAATCTTTACCATCAGCGTAAGTAGGATTAAACAAGATACTGCGATTTCCCAGTGCTCTTGGCCCGTTTTCGCTGCGACCTTGGAACATAGTAACAATATTTTTATTGAGCAGTAATTCTACAACATCTGCATAACCGGCATCAGTTACTTCTGCACTATAATTACTAGCCAGCTGATTAATTTCGTCATCGGAATAGTTGTATTCAAAACCTAAATATAGTCCATCTTTGCAATGATTTTTATTTTGGAAATTAGGGCCAGACATGAAATATTTTTTGTGTACCAGTAAAGCAGCTCCAATGGCTGTTCCAGCATCGTTACTAATTGGTTCAACATATAGTTCAATGCCGTCTTTTTGTAAATGTTGCAGGTAATAATAATTAGCCACACAATTTAATCCATAACCGCCACTGAGAACTACTTTCTTAATGCCAGTTTTTTCTACAGCTTTGCGAATTAACAATAATACTTGTTCCTGTGTCTGCGTTTGACAAGCATAAGCTAAATCTCTACGACTTTGAAGAAGTGTAACATCTTCTGTAGATTCTTCGTTTAGGAATGTAAATAATTTAGCGTTAATAGCTGCACCATTAGGATATGTAGGAACAACTATATTTCTGTTGGATAGTGGTGCTATTCCAGTTGTATCAAATAACGCAGGGATTTGATCATTAGGATTACCGTAAGGAAATAGACCCATAGTTTTCCCGGCTTCTATACTATCCCAACCGCAATATTGAGTTACAGCTTCGTAAACTTTAGTAATTCCAGCTCTATCAGTGACTAGTGCTTCGTGAGTTTGTCCATGTTCATCATAAATGGAACTATCAAATTCTTCCACTAAAGCGCCAGTTAATGGACCACGAGTTCCTATGTGTTTATAGACAGTTTTGAACCAATCAGGATAGGTGCATTCATAAACGCTTTCAACTTCCCAACCGGTGAGACTTTCTCTACCTGCTGTCAATGGTATAAAAGTTCCTGCTCCGTCCACAATAACTGCAGTGGCTTCGTCAAAACCTGATCGATAAAATGCGCAGGCTGCATGCAATTTATGATGAATATGACTTAGATCGATAACTTGAGGATGTTCATAAGGATTTTCTTTTCTACTGATTAAATTTAGTTTCCTTGCTATTCCTGTATAAATGTCATCGCCTGAAAAATCTACTCTTCCTGCTGTATCTTTTAGAGCTTGAGTATGTGCAATTACAAGATAATCTAAATGATCTGTATATTCTAAAATCTCCATCATGGCAGCAAACGGTCCACCGTCATATTTTTTACGGCTTAACCGTTCTTCTTCAATACTAAAAACAATTTCATCATTTTTTAGTAGACAAACACTGCTGTTATGTCCTCTAGCAACACCTGCAATCCAGATATCTCTTGAAAGTTTCTTTGTCATTTTATATTCCTGTATTTTCAACGAAGTTATTTAAATTTGGTCGGAAAATTTTTTTACTTTGGGGTTCGTCTCTAAACAGTTTTCCTATGTGATGTTCGAATACTCGTTTATTAGACTTATATTTCTTATGAATATTCATAATCTTAGAAACAATATCATCGAGTTGATTAAAATATTCATCCGGTAATGCTAACTTATTTTTCATTTCTTGTTCAATGTAAATCCTTGACTGTGCAGGACTAGGGTGTAAATCTATAAAACTTTCACCATATTCATCTAAAAAATCAAATGTTAAGTCTGGATATTTTTGACAATGCAATTCTAACGGAGTAAGCCAACGATCTTTTCGATTTTCAAACAATGGTTCTCGATAAACAGCTAAGTGAGGTATTATGTCCCATGCTGTTTTTTCTTTTGAAACATATTTAGTAACTCCAGTTTTTTCACCGTAACCTGTACGATCACGGATATCGGCACCCAATTTACTAATATCTCCTATACTGGTCATATACCATGTACAACCTATTGAATCGAGTAGGCCTTGTACCAATGATATAAAATTTAAAGTATGCATGAAATAAGCAGGTTCATGGAAAAAGGTTTCAATCCATTTTCTATCATATATTGTTTGATTTTTATAGTTAAAAATACTACCTGCTGTCTGCCATCCTGGCAATCTGTCCGGTAAATTATTAACGTGATACCAATCGTTACGAAGATGACTGCTCCATTGAATCAACACCGTATCATCTTTAGTTATAGGATTCCTAACATGGCATTCTGATACCAATTCTGCAATAGCCCTATTACCTAATCCTGGTTCAGCCCATTGTTCTATTCCATCAAAATGATAACAGAGCAATTCAGCATAGCTAGGCCATGCATAGCTGGTGTAGCTACAGCCAAATATTCTCAATCTTTTCATTTTATCTTGCACAACTTGCAGGTTCAGCAGTTGTAGCGTGAATCTCAGGTGTTGCTAGCGTACTATTTTTAAATTTTTTAATACCTGTGTCTACAGATTTAATAATAGCATCTTCAACAGCTTCATTCATTTTCATAATGCCGTCATTTCCTCGATCAGCAACTTCGTCCATTGTAATTCTAATAGGACTATAAGTTCTACGATCTCCTCCTACATCTAACACTTCAAACATATCACATTCGGGATAAGATACATTTACATCAAATGTCGAGCCTAACACTACACTAGCAGGCTTGTACATTGCATAAGCAAGGTGTTGCCCTACACTATCACAGCCTAAAAAGTAATCTGCATTTCCAATTACTCCTGCCCATTGGCGGATATTCATATTTTGAGGAAATGCTACCGGGTCTTTGCAACCATGCTTGCTAAAATCTATACCAATTTCACTCATCATTATAACTGCATATTTTTTCTGCAATTTCTTAATAATATTAATTACATGTTGCGCTTCGAAACTTCGACCACTGGAATCAAAAATAACATTATTTTGCGAAACAACTCCGCGACCAAATGGTTGAAATACAACAACAACATCCTTTTTTGTTTTTTCTTTTACTTCTTTGACTATGTTGTGTCCTGTAAACATCTCTTCATTAGACATTTTTATTGTAGGTCTTGGCAAGGGTCGTATGCCTTTATTATTGATGATGATATCAAAAGCCTGTGCAATCGAACATTTTTGATTGAAATATTCCCAAACTCTGTAAGGCTCGGGGCTAATTAGATCCATATTGACTAATTTTTCTTCAAATAAATTTTTGTGCCAATGATCGTAGGTTCGAGAAAATAATGTAGGGTGTCCTTTGAACATATCAGTGCCACCTTCACAAACTATAATAAAATCTTTACTAGTTTCTTCGTAATATTTTTCCAGTGCTGGTATAGCGCAAATAGTTCTTCCGGCTCCACCGTTAATAAAAAATGCTTTAGCTCTTTCAGTCATACATGTTCCTAAAATTATAGTATGCTATAATTTAGCATATTTTAGTGAAAGCTGCAATAGATTTGATATGAATAAATACATAATGATATGGAAACTCCATGAAATTTTTTGATTATTTTACCGAAGGCTTAAAAAACACCTTAAAACTCAAGAACCGTGCAGGCATGAGTTTTAAAAACGAAGCTGTGCCGGTACGCCCAAATACGATCCTAGATACATGGTATATGGGAGATTTTACCAGTGCTACTTACGAAGTAGCGGTAGAGTATGGAGCTAATGATATAGAAAGATTAACAGTTGTAGTTAGCGCTCGAGTTAATCAGGCCAGTTTAACAGTTTATGGCAGAACTAATTCGGGAAAAGATCTAGTACAATTTACAACAACAGTTAATTCTTCAAATGTTAGTTTAATTGTAAGTCCTTTTTATTCTGCTGACAATGTCAGTTCATTGACTGGCGTTTATTTAACATGGACAGCGGTATATGCAGAGAGAATGGTTAGATTACAGATCCCAACAACCAATGGTGAAAGCACAAATAGTGGTGGTGAATTGGGTGTATTATCAAACTGGACCAACAATTTAGGCAATAATGTTATACAAGTTAACGACGCAGGTTCGATTGCTATAAGCAATATTGGAACTATTATCTCTCCGGGCATCCAACCGCTTGTATCTGCATTTATTTTAGATACACTGACATTACAGAATACTGACGGAAATATCAGTATTGTATTAACACCTACGGTACAAGTTTCCGGTTCAATTTCTGGTAATACATTAACTATCACTTCGAACAATGGCAAACTAGGCATTGGTATGATAATTTCTGACGGCGTCGGATTAATTACCGGAACTACCATTATTGCAGGTCCCTTAACCGGCACTGCCACTAGCTTTTCTAGCACTTGGACAGTTAGCAACACAGGTACAGTCACTGGTATTTCGTCAATTATTTCAAATACCTTAACTATATCTTTATCTCAAGTTCCTAATTTAACAGTTAACTATTCATTTATTTCAACTATACAGTCTGGCACATTGGATAACACTAGAATAGGACCCAGTACACCTTTAGCTGGAACTGTGAGCACACTATCAATATCAGGAACAACTTCATTATCTCAAAGTAATAGTGTGATTACAATTAAACCAAAAGGAGTTGGTACTGTTAATCTGCATCCTACGCAAGTAGGAACTATAGATAATATTGTAATTGGATCAGTTGTTCCTGTAACTGCAAAATTCACAACACTGACAATAACTCAACAACCTACACTGAATAATCAGTTGGTATCGTTAGGCAACATACAAGCCCGATTACTTCTTGGAGCAATTTAATGAACGGATATACCTATATTGCATCACCTGGACAACCAACTATTGGGTTGACTCCAATAAACAATGTACTGACTATAGCTAGCGGAGGTGCCATCGGCTTAGTAACCAGCCCTACTACAAATACGCTAACGGTGAATCTTAACAGTTCAAATTTGAATGTGACTAACTTCACAGTAACAGGAACTCTAACTTTAAATCCAACACTAGTAAGTACATTAGATAATATCACCATTGGTAGTATTACTCCAGCACCTGCTACATTTACAAGTCTAACAGTAACGGGTGCAGTGAATATGAATCCCACGAATGCTAACATTACTATCAGTCCAACTGGAACAGGAACGCTAATTGTTAATCCCAATACTACAGGAACAATTGATAATATTGCTATTGGATCTAATGTTCCAGCAGCTGGCAATTTTACATCTATTACTATAGCTGGAACACAACCAACCAGTCTTAAAAGTGTAGTAACTAAAGGTTATGTGGCAGCACTGTCTGCAGCTTACGGAGTAGCACTATCTTAAAAAGATTTATAAAATGAGCACAGTAGCTAAACAATTAAGATCAAGTTACGGTTTTGAAAGTCCGTATTTTATTGTAGATTCAAGTGGTAATCTTGTTACTCAAACAGTCACGGTAACTGGTAACAGGATAGAACTAACACAGGGCAGTTATCTCAGTTACAATGGCGCACCTTTGCTTACTCAGACAGCATTGGGGGCATCTATTACTACTATTCCTGGAACTTTGACTGGATTATCAGTACAAGGAACTGTATCCTTAAATGGAGCATTTAAATTAACTTCGGGAACAACTGCATCAGTATGGAATCCAGCTACTGTTAGTACGATTGACAATACAGTTATAGGATCCATTACACCCTTGTCTGCTACATTTACCAACTTAACAGTAAATGGATCAATAACACTTAATAGCACTAATATCAGTATCAGTCCGCCAGGTTCTTTAACTTTGGGATCCACTGGACAGACAATAAACTTACAGGGCAATATAGCACTGACAGGAACACAATCATTTAGAGTTGCTCCTAGCGATGGTAGTCTAGTGTCATTTCAACCAAACGCCACAGGCAGTATAGATAACATGACTATTGGCGCAATAACTCCTTCAACAGGTACCTTTACTGTGCTTAGACAGACTACACCTGACGAAAAATGGAACAGTTCAGTTAAAAACCAAGCCTCAACTAAACGATATTCAGAAAATATAGCAGTTGCACTCAGTTATTTTGCCATGGGCCAATAAGGCAAAACTAAGAAATGGCTTGGCTAAATACACTTAAGAAACGATTCGGAGAAATAAATGGCAAAAAGTCAAATTAGACAGTATGTTTTTAGCCCTACAGGCACAACTGGTGGTACCATTACTGTCCCAGGAAAAATTGACCTACAACAGCTATTAGTTATTACTAATACTACAACTAATTCAATATTGTATAACTTTGCAGATTCTACTTATACAGGAACCACTGTTTCATTTTACAGAGCTAATGATACTAATTTTGCCACTGCATTAGATAATACTGACGGTGTTACTATAATTACAATACCCAGTACAATTAGCACTAGCGGTATGACCAGTTCAAATGTACTGCAAATATTCTTTGAACAGTCATTTCAATATGTACGCAGCCCAGAAGTAGGTACTGATGCATTTGAGCGTCAACGTACCGCAGGCCCACAATCAATGATTGACGCTGACTTTGAATATGGTATGCAACCAACCAAGTGGTTGACCATTAGTCAGCAACGCGGCTATCCTGCAATTTATGAAATTCCAGGAACTGATCAAACAGTTACTGCCGCTACAACAGATGCCAGTGCTGGATCCGGCGGCCTTGTAACTTCAGAAAGTATTATTACAATTACTACAGCAACTGCTCATGGTTTTAGTGTTGGAACTCCTTTTACAATCAGCGGATTCAATAGTTCTATAGTTGGATTCGATCGAGCTCAAGGTAGTTTTATTGTATTTTCTGTTCCTAGCACAACAACTTTTAGCTTCATTGCCAAAGGTAAAGTAGGAGTTGTAAACGGTGATAACGTCTACACACCATTTATTCAATTGCGCAGTGGAGGATTTTATTCAGGTTCTAATATTAATGCTGTTATTGGAACTACTATTACTGCTACAACTACCGGTACAAACTATGTAACTGTGATTAGTACAGCTGGTATACAGTCAGGCAGTGCAATAAGCATTTCAACAGTAGTGACAAATGCCACTGGCACAAATCAAAACACTAATTATATCACAGTAGGTTCCACAGTAGGCATGTATCCAGGCATGCCGTTGGTATTTTCAGGTGTGGCATTTGGCGGTCTTGTTTCAGGAACCACTTATTATGTAGTTACTATAGTTGATATAAAAACTATTACAGTTAGTCTAAGTAGCAATTTAACACCATTAATTACCCCAACTACTGCTATCAATGGTAACATGACTGTTACTGGAGGAGCTTTCTTTGGGGGGATAACAGCAAACACAGTTTACTATGTAAACCAGATAATAAGTGGAACACAGATAACTATCAGCAACAACATAGTCTACACAACTACTATTGCAGGAACCAATGCTACACTAAATGCTGTAAATTTTGGAACCACAGTCAATATGACAGTAGGAGAAGCGGTTGTGGTAACTGGTACTACGATTGGAAATTTGTCCGCAGGAACTTACTACATTGTACAAATCATTGACAGTAACTATGCCACAGTCAGCACAACTCCAGGAGGTAGTGTATTTACTATGACTACCGCAACTGGCAGCATGTCAGCAGTTGTGGGAGTTAATGCTACTTTATCTTCAGCCACTGGATACTTAGCTGCTATAATTGTGGCACCGGTGACTTTAACTTACAGTACTCCGTCTACTGTGGTTAATTTCACAGGTACTATAAGTGGAACTACTCTCACAGCTACCAGTGTGTCTGGAACATTTGCCGTTGGGCAAGGAATTAGCGGTACTGGTGTACCTAGTTCTACTGTTATTCAAAGCCAACTTACAGCAACAAACAGTGCCAGCGCTACTACTACCTTAGTATCAGGCGGCGCTGCTAACTCTTTTACATTTGTTGTAATCAGTGTTACAAATATACTTGTAGGCCAATTAGTTGCAGGATCTGCTTTGCCAGCTAGTGCATTTGTTACTGGAATTAATGGAACAACGGTAACAGTAAGCCAAGCATTTACTTCAGGTGGTGGCAGTGGTAATTACAGTTTTTATACACCATATCAAGCAGGCACTTACCAAATTAATACAAATACAGGTACAGCAAGTGGTGCCAGCTGTGTTGCTGTGAATACTCAGCCCGTAATCACTGTCAACACTTACAGTCCGCACGGTTTTACTCCTGGAGACACAATTAACATGTATGTGTCTAGCGAAAGCGGATTTAACAATCATACTTTAGCTACCGGACCGTTCTTTGTAGAAAATATTTCTACTAATACAGTGAACGGTGTAACAATAGCTAACCAATTCACTTACACTGCGCGAGGAGTTGGAATTATTAGTGGCACTATCAGCGCTATATTGTATGCTAGACCAGATAGTTTTTATTCACATAGACCGTTTGATGGCGGCGTACAACTAGGAACAGGTCTACCAAGTCACGGTGCACAGGCAATCCGTATGAGTAAAAAATACATTCGATATCAATCAGGTAAAGGTATTAACTTTAACACTGGTTTGTTAATGGCGCCAAACTACTATGTGAGAACTGTATTTTCTTATACAGGTACTACAAACTATGTAACTGGTTTAGCCATAACTAATGTTACTAGTGCGGGAGTTGTTACAATTACTCAAGGAACTTATGTAACTGGGCAAGCTATCATAGTCAGTGGATCAATTACCACTACAAACAATTTTGCTGCAGGAACATATTACGTACTAGTAGGCGGTACCAATGTTACTTTAATTACGATCGCCACTACACTAGCTAATGTTATTGCTAACACCGCTGCAGTGTTTACATCGACCAGTGCTGTATCGGGTGCAACTGCAACATTAACTTCGATTATTCAAATAGTTACCGATGATGTAGATCATGGTTGTCAAGTTGGCGCAGGAGTGTTGTTAACAGGTGTAGTTTCTTCAGGGTTTAATGGAAACTATACCGTTGCTGGTATCATAGACGAAAGAAATTTGTTAGTAGTAGCCCAATCTGCTCTAGCATCTACCGCTGCCACTACTTATGCTAGTATCAACGATCCATGCTTTCTAAGTTTGACTAACTGGTATGGTTCCACAGTGCGTTCAGGCACATATGACGAACAAAACGGAGTATTTTTCCAGTATGATGGTCAGAATGTTTCAATAGTGAGACGATCCAGCACTTATCAATTGGCAGGTACTATCAATGCCGTAGTAGGCAGCGGGCAAATTATTGGTATAAACACTAGATTTACATCTCAATTATATGTTGGAGATCGTGTTGTAATTAGAGGTATGAGCCATATGATTACACAGGTAGTATCTGACACATTGATGTATGTAAATCCTCAATTCCGTGGTTACAGTAATCTATATGGTATCAAAATGACCAAAACTATAGACTATATTGTTCCACAGAGTAAATGGAATACCGATCGCATGGACGGCTCAAATGGCCCATTTAACCCCAGCGGATATCTGCTGAATCCTTGGAAAATGCAGATGGTTGGATTGCAATGGACATGGTACGGTGCTGGATTCATTGACTGGATGATGCGTGGCCCAGAAGGCAAATTTGTAACAGTACATCGTTTGAGAAACAACAATCTGAACAACGAAGGTTGGATGCGTACCGGTAATATACCAGTGCGTTATGAAGTACAAAATGAAGCAGCAAGAACATGGACGGTAGGAACAGTTTCGGTATCTCCTACTGATTTAGTAATTCCAGTTAACGACACTTCAATCTTCCCAACTCCTAGCACAGTCAACGCTGGTACTGGTTTTGCCACAGTATATATAGACAATGAAATTATACAATACACAGCTAAAATTAACACCATAGCAACAGCCATCAGCGGAGGTAATACTATTACTGTAGGATCAACAGCTAATATGGCTACTGGTCAACCTATAGTTTTTATACATCCATTTGGTTTAAGCATGGGTGGTATAGTTTCAGGGCAGACATATTATATTGCTAGTATTGGTACTAATACTATAACTTTATCTTCTAACGCAGGGTTATCTGCTCCAGTAACTGGTTTAACCACTTACACTTACAATCCTTATGGTGCATCTAATACCAATTATTATATGACTGTGAACGCTCTTTTGTTAACAAGCATAGCTAATAGAGGACAAAGCATAGTACCATGGGCAGTTGGTGGATATAAAACATTTGGAGCAGGTAGTGCAGCTACTCACACTCCTAATACCGGTGTAATACAAATAAACGGCACTGCCAGCCCAGTAGTTAGCCACTGGGGAGCAGCTTTTGTACAAGACGGTGGATTTGATACTGACCGTTCATATATTTTCAACTACAGTCAGCCTAATGTAAATATTTCAACTAAGAAAACTACCGCTTTTGCAGTACGATTAGCACCTAGCGTAAGTAATGCATTAACTGGTGATTTAGGCGGTCGTGAACTGATCAATCGCGCTAGTTTCTTGTTACAAACACTTGAATCGTGTGCGGGTAATACAAGTAATGCTAATACAGCGATTGTTATTGAAGGAATTTTAAATCCTAGCAATTATCCTGCACTATCAAATATTCAATGGGCCAGTTTGAGTTCAGCTGTGAATCCAAGTGGACAACCAAGTTTCAGTCAAGTTGCTCCTGGCTCTTCAATGGTGTTTACAAATAGTGCAAATAATTTTACCACTATCACCAATGTTGGCGGATTAGGTGTGGGTGCGCTAAGTATGACTGTTGTCAGTACAACCGGTATTAAAGTAGGAGATGATGTATTTTTTCCAGCAACTACCAACGCTTGTCAAGGGTTAACCAAAGTTACTGCAATTAATAGTCTTACCATTACTTTTAACTTTGCTATTGTTACTGCTGTTTCTGCTAGTTCAATTGTTCAGTTCAGTAGAGGAACTTATGCCTTACCAGGTGAAACTGTATTTTCATATGTAAATTCACCAGCTAACAAAGACGCTCTAGATTTGACACCATTTAAAGAATTGACCAACACACCAATTGGTGGCAGAGGTACTTATCCTAATGGTTGCGATGTATTGTTTATCAATGCTTATATTACACAAGGAACACCCCTTAATCAGAACTTGGTTCTACGATGGGGCGAAGCTCAAGCGTAAAAAACAAAAAGCACTCTTAGGAGTGCTTTTTTAGATTAAATCAACTAGATCAAATACTGTTTGTAGTTTAGTACGAATAATTTTGCTAGAAAAACTATTTCGTAAACCTTGATGCAATGGCTTAGGAGCTCGATCAATAGTGGCCCAAGCCCAACCTTGATGCTCGTTACTTAAAACAGGGACAAATTCATTTTCAATTACGCACAAGTAAGTATGAAAATTAAACACATTGTCATTACTGACAAATGTTTCTAAAGGAATAGTTTTAATTATAACAGGAATACTTCCGATTTCTTCCTGTATCTCACGTTGCAACCCTTCCCAGGGAGTTTCACCACTTATAGTGGTACCTCCTACAAGTCCCCAAGTGCCTTCGTGTTTGCCTTGGCGTTTCTGTAACAATAAAAATCGACCAGTTGTTTTAGCATAAAACAATGCACCGCTACAGACTATTGATTCTTTTATAATACTATTTTCCATTGACTTGCTGGATATTCACCTTCGTAGCTCTTGACCCAGGAAACTCCATTCCAAAGATATTGAACTCCAGTGTATATATTAGTTTGCCATATCATAGTGGTTGTTTCTTGACTACTATTAAAAATTATTTTCCATGCTGAACCAGTCCATTCAATGATGTCATTAGCGGTTGCTACCAGTGATCCCCATACTTCAGTAGTAACTCCTTGCGCTCCTATATCTTCTATGATTAGATATCTAGTTCCTGCTACTAAATGGGTTGGGGTGTAAGTTTGTGGATTTATTATAGCATCAAAAGTACCAGGACTGTTAGGTCTATAACTACCGGCTCCGTTGTAATTTACTGCACCTTCTAAAACGCCATTACTATCAATTCCAGTATTTGTTGTCAGAGTGTCAGGATTCCAATTAACTTGTAGAATTGTAGGGTCTAAACTGTTTATAGCAACAGTTCCTACCACATACGATCCGTTAGGTTGTAATAGGTATATTGTGCTACTACCGGCAACATATTTGCCTCCTGCTGTAGCAAATATTTCTAACCAGCTTATCGGTGTACCTTGTCTCACAGGCGCAGGATTTAATGAAGGTTCATTGGGCAAAACGCTTTCTGCTGAATTAAGGGCAATTACTTGCGAACCATACACTTCCAACTTGTATCCACTGATTGTAGTAACTATTTGATCAATTAGATCTCCAAAAGACACAGTTCCAGCAATAGGATCGTCCCCTAATCCTTCAATGTAATTGCCTGAAGTTGCTGATGTTCCCCATAAACTGGTAATAATTTTTGTAATAACTCCAAGCCTTTTAACTTTAACTGGCGGACTGATCCATATAGGAGTATCTAAAGTTAGCGTCGCTATATCTATTGGTGTATCATTACCAACTGGCACTTGTTTGCTTGACCAGCTAATATCATCAAGATTTAACACGCTTAAACTGGTCCAATCTAAGTAGTTATCACTAGTTTGTAACTCTAAACTAGGATTAAATAAAACCAATATCTGCTCTAGTATTTGTAATTTTTGTTCTGTACTGCTAGCCCAAATATCTACTTTTAAAGTCAGTTTAAATGGTGTGGGCATTAATCTTTCTACGGTGTAGTTTCGTCCTTGACTTTGATTATAGGTTGTACCATCAGAAGATATATCTCTTTCGCGAATATTCACTTTACTGATAAAAGTTGCATCAGAAAGTCTTTCTTTATCTAAGGCTAATGCAGTAACATACACACTGATTCTAGGCACACTATTAACTTTATTTTCAGTATTACTTCTAATAATACTAGCAACTTGTCGGTCAGCATCCCCATACATTACAGGTATTCGGCGCAGTGTGCCATCACTATATTGTACCACAAAATTACTAAACACACGAATTACTTGTGTGATGTACCGTCTAATTTGCCCATCGTAGAAAAATTCCATTATAAATCTGCCCTTGGTTTTAGTGCCTTACTTAAACTTTGTCGTTGTGCATCTCTAGCATTATATAGTGTAATAGTCCATTGCCCAGCATAAGGAATTGTTTGCTGAACAGAATTAATTACTGGCAAATTAATCTTAATGCAGGCAGTTTGAATGCCAGTTGGACTAGTATATTGATAGCTGGTAATTAGTCCCTGATAGTCTGCAACAACATATTCGATAGTCTGTTGAGCTGTCTGAAACTTTAACACAAGATAAGGTGCTGTCGTAGTGTAAGGAATTATTGTTTCAACGATAGTAGCGCCAATGGCCAATGTCTTATAATCAGTAGCTACCGCATCGTTGTATGTATAGTTATCGTTATTAATAAATCCAGTTTTTTGAGTAGATCTTGTATCAGTTTGGGTCATAGTCATTCGCACAGAATCTTCTACAGCAATCCACACACTTTGTGTACCATCAAATCTAAATAATCTATTTGGAAAATAATCGGTTCTTAAGAAAAAATCATCAGTAGCAGGATTGGCTGGAAATTGTACTCCAAACCCAAAATCGTAACCATTGACTGGAAATCCATCCCCTATTAAATGTCCTGTGTATCCACTTCTTTGGGGAACGCCATCTTGTGCACTTGCTAAGATTGAAGTGCCGCTATCGCTTGCCAATAGGTCTGTTTCGTCGGCTGTTTTTAGCACAGGTTTACCAGTTAGGGGATCTGCTGCTAAAGTATAATATTGTCTAGTTTGGTATCCACTTTCTGGAGCATCTGCTTCACTTTGAGCTATAACTTGATCATTAATAGACAGCTCAGTGTTATACATGCTGAGCAAATCTCTTAGTGTATTATTTGTAGGATCACCGTTGGCATCTTTTGCAGGTTGATCAAAAATATCTTTGTATTGTTGACTATCAACAATTTTTTTAATTTTTAACCTGTAAAGATGAGGGAACCAAGTGACACTGAATCCCTCGCTGGCACGACCAACATCTTCAATAACATAATATCTGGGCATAGCAACATCAAAATCGCCCAACGCAAACTCATCTCGCAGATGTGGTAGTTCTATAACATCACCACTAATAGGTTTACGACCAACATACTTAATAAAATCATTAATGTGTACAGTCATGTAAAGTGTATCGTTATCTATAAAAAGACCAAATTGACTTAGATTAAAATCTATATTTTGAACATTGTATAGTCCACGAATTCTATAAATTTCTTTATCGTAAGTCCTATCACGATTTTCTAAAAATAATAAATCTTGAATATTAGTCACGCTAGTGCTAGGATAAACGGGTTTATCAGCGGTAGCATTATTTTCTGTATTATTAGTACCTAAATATTTGTGTAAGTAAACATCAGTACCGCCAGCTTGAAACATCTCACTGGCGTTGCGATCTATAAACTTATAGTCTGAACCCTTTTCGGGACGGTATAAAGAAAGTCTTGGCATAGTAACATATTTATCTTAGCTAAATATAGTAAGAGGATTAAAATATGGACGATTTACCATCAACGACGCAATCAGATTCAACAACTGAAAGAAACAAAGTGTTTGATTATTGCCGTACCATGCTAGGCGATGGTATGATTGATGTAGAATTAGATTCTGTACACTACGAAACTGCTTTAGATAGAGCTTTAATAAAATATCGTCAACGTAGTCCCAATGCTGTGGAAGAAAGCTATCTATTTTTAGAACTTATACAAGATCAAAATGAATATAGATTACCTGACGAAGTAATTACAGTTCGAGAAGTATTCAGGCGTGCCATTGGAAGTCGAACTGGCATTGGTGCTGGCGGCACACTTTTTGAACCGTTCAATTTAGCCTATACAAATACTTATTTGATGTCAGGCAGTATGATGGGCGGCCTAGCCACTTACGATGCGTTCGCTGGTTATCAAAAATTGGTAGGTCGTATGTTTGGTAGCTATATTGAATTTTTATGGAAACCAACCACACATATTTTAAATATTTTACAACGCCCATTTGCACAAGGCGAACAAATTTTATGTAGAACCTATAACTATCGTCCAGACTGGGTACTGCTTCAAGATATCTACTGTAAGCAATGGTTAAAAGACTATGCACTGGCTACTTGTAAACAAATGCTAGGGCAAGCTCGTAGCAAATTTGGATCCATTGCAGGTCCAGGAAGTCCAATAACTCTAAACGGAACGGCGCTCCTAGCTGAGTCAAAAGAAATGATCGATAATTTAGAAAAAGAACTAATAACTAATGAAGTAAACGGTAGTAATGCCTATTATTTCATAACTGGTTAAAAAAATCTTGACCTTGTAATAAAACTGTTATATACTAGAGTTACTCAAGGGGGCTCTATGAT